GCTTCATCGGGGCAGGCATCGACTACGGCTTTGGCCATCTCGGTGGACATTTTCATAGCTTGCAGCGACTCTTCAAAAGCGGAGCCGTAACGGTGTAGACTGCTCTTGCTGATACTGAAACCCTTCTCAGCTAAGGCAGCGGCAAGAGCCTCGTAGCCGGAGAAATCCGACTCAACAAGGCTCTTGTCGATCCATTCTTTTACCTCATTCGGTAATGTGCTTACTACGCTTCGTTTTGGCATGATTACCACTTCGCAATGCCGGGAGGGGCTTTAACCGTTCCTTCGACCACATCAATACCGAGGGACGTGATAAACGCATACCAGGAGTTTGCTTCACGATCTTCGATTCTGATCAGGCCTTTCTTTTCAAGGTAATCGAGGTATCGCCGAATATCGTGGGGCAGAGTTGGATAGCGCTCTGCTTGTAGCCCTCGCAGAATAAGACCTTCACTTGTGCCCACGTCAGCCGAGTAATTCAACAGTCGCAACACGTAGCGTCGTTCGGATTCAACTCTAGTCCGCTCTAAATCACTGAGCCCTGGCATAGAAGACCTCCTTTCTCAATTCATCGAATTTGTCACCGATGGCGGCTTGCATGTCATCGATCTTCTTCCCGATGGAAGCAAAGTTCATATGGCATTCGTCTTGGCAGCGCTGAAATTGGGCATGCCGAACATAGGTAACAGGAAGATCACGCTGAAGCTTGGATACTTCGCTCTTGACACCTTCAACTTCCTTTTTAAGATCTCTGAATTCTTTGTATAGGCCCTCCCCTTGCTTGTGCTGGCTTTCAAGGTTGCGATCTAGAAGCCACTTGATAACCCCGATCAGGAACCCGGTCCAGGCCAGAAACAATGTGATCGATACGCCAACGGTTGCTGCGGTCATTTTATCTCTCCGTTATTGGTCTTTGGTGTAGTCCACCTTGCGGGTGAGGGCGTGCCTAACCCGCAAGATAGTTAAGGGTTTAGGGCAATCTCAGCTTAGCTTGTCGCTCAATGGAGTCGAGGATGAGCTGCTTCTTTTGCTCTTCGGTGATCGGCTCTTCGTCTTTCAGAACTATACCGGCAGCAGCAGCCTTGATATTGGCATCGATCATCGCTTCATCTACTGGACAATCTTCGAGGTTGACGGCATATTCCTTCGAAAGCTCGGCCTTGACAAGGCGCTTCGCCAGCATGTGTTTTACATCATTGTAGATCAGCGCAAGCTCAGGGCTCATTTCGGATGTCACAACCTCAGCCAAATTAAGACCGTCAATCTCTTCATGCAGCTTCACGCGCTTTGCGGCGTCATCCAAGTCTCTGACGGCATCCAGAACACGCCGCCAGAACTCTTTTGTTTTAGCTTTTGAATCGACTCTGCCTACCATCGCGGTTACGATGCGGCCATACAAGTTTTGAAGAGTATCGGGGATATCCAAACCGGTTTTTTCTTCAAACTTGTCGTCAAGCTCGGTCAGGAAAGACGCTACGGCTGCCTTGTTCTTTGTCCAGGCTTTGGCCAGGTAATCGGCCAAAGTAACAAGGGCTTGCCTGAAGAAGAAGGACCGAAAAATTTTAGCAAACATAAATTCTCCTTTAGCGGGACTCTGCCCGCTTGATAGAGTCTGTGGAAAGGCTCCACCGTTAACGAATGTAGAAATGGGGTTTATCAACGAAGGATTCCCAGTTGCCACCCCACTTGAGGCCGACATCATTGGCAATGCAGCCCATGACATTCCAGAGCGCGGGATCACTCCAGACCAACTCTTTACCACGACGCGGAACGGCATCAAACGCCTTCGCGGCGGGTTTACCGTCAGGATCAACACAATTATGGCTGCTGTGTCCCCCCCGAGCGTTGGTTACAATATTACCGGGTTTGGTTCGGCCCTGGGCGTATAGGCCGTCCTGCTCTTCGTTCGACCGGTAGGTCATATAGATCAGCACATCAATACCCTCAGCCTTGCATTCTTCAAGAAACTTTCGCGCCAACGGCTGCAAGTCCGGGTGCAGATCTTCAATCCTTCTACTTGCCATATTCACCTCCTTCAGTTTGGTAAAAGCTCAGTCCCACTAATACCAACTAAGAGCCAATCCAAACAGGTGAAACGTTTCACAGGAAAGCAAAGCACCCGCCTCGATCGAGGCGGGTGCTTTGCGTAAACAGCGGTTGAAAGATTCTTACGTTCCCGGCTCTCCTTTGGCCAGCTCAAGCTCTTTGATTTTCTTGAACTGGTTTACCAGAGTTTTGGCTCTGGGCCAGCAGGTAGAGTAATAGACCATCTTCTTGTCAAGGTTTGGAAAGGTTTTGATAGCGCCCTTTTTGCCGAAACCCTTTATGATTATCCTTTTCTCCTTTGGCGGATAAAAGCTTCGTTCCTTCCTGTGCCAAAACTTTTCAATGAGTGGGTTGTAGTCTTTATCTTCAGGCTTGCAACTCCATTTGCCGTTTATCCAGCCATTGAGATAAACGGCCAGCTCAGATCTACCCTCTGAGACAAAGCCTCTTTGCACGGTGATTTTGTCCGTTCCAAGTTGGAAAGAAATGGAAGCAAACATCCCTTTCAGCCTTGTTTCTATGTCCTGCCATTGCTCTTTTGTGATCATCGATCTTCCTTTCCTGGAAGTGTAGTCAAACCAAGTGTCCATCATGTCGATAAGGCATAAAACAATCATTTCGAGAGGTGAAAATGTCTGAAACAATTACGGTCGCAACAGTTAACGCAGGAATTCCAGAAGAATTCAGACCATTCTTTCGAATCTCTTCTATGCCTGCAAAAGATGCAGCAATACCCTTTTTTGAGGCGTTTTGGTTTGCCATAAAAATCTTTGCCCCCAAGATACAACTCGTTCGGCCAATGCAAACCATAATCAGCACTTCTCCATTCGAATTTGAACTAAACCATTGCTCTTTCACGGTTACTACAAATAAGAGCGTTATCAACATGGTTGCGGAAAACCTAGTTTTTCTTGATGTTGTGAAAACAATGAGATATCCAGGGGCAATTCGGGTTGCTGTCATTCTGGAAGAATTTGTTCATGCCTACATGAATGTTACGGATGAAGATTTGACAAAAAGAATCGTTACGAATTTTTATGATGCTGTGACTCTTGTAGATGGCTGTTACGCAGAGGCTTAGGTGTCCATATTCTACCCTCTAGTAAACCGTGACAGTAAATGTTGGATGCATCTATTTTGGCACCAGCAACGAAGATCTCTTTCTTTGTTAATTTCTTTTTAGTCATTGGGTTTTCTCCTTTTTGGTGGTTATTCTTAAAGTTCGTCTTCATCGGTTGCGATTAGGGCCATAAGCCCCAGCAAGCACATGCAATAAGCAAACGTAATCATTCGTCTTTTATCCCCCTCAACTCCTGCAATGCTTTCAGGGCCTTTTTGGCACGCTCGTCATCGCTCTGCAACAACTCCCTGATGCAGTAGTTCACAACGCGGAACACCTCATCAATTCGTTCTTCCGATACCGCCGGGATCTCAACACCCATCGCTTTCCTCCTCATCGCTCGACCTGAAAAGATCAAGCTGTTCTGGCACTTCGATACCGTCTCTCACACCTTTCAATATCTGGTAAATTCGGCGGGTGGTGATCCCGTATTTCTCGCAGACATCCCGCATAGAGCAGGTTTTGAGCATTTCAATAATCTTCAGGTCGCGCTTCGAGAACTCGGCAGCCAGGAACTTGGGCAAGTAGATCGTTTCGCCCCCGAAGGTATGTCGGAGCACATCAGCACAATCAACGCCGATTTCGGCTGCTGTCCCGTCATCGATACCGCGTTCCATCAATCGATTGCTGACTGTTTCAGCAATGGTCAAAAGGATCTCCGGCAATTCCTTAGGGTGTCTGCTCACCAAGAGCCTCCCTTCAGGCTACACGCCTACCATGCCGCCTTGCATCATAGGTCAGGGCGGCAATGATCTTGTTGAGGTGAACCGGGGTGCAAAACGTGAGTCGCTCAACCTTGAACATGCGCTTGGCCATGCCGTCGGCATAGGACCAGGGTCGCCCAGCTTCAGCCAAGAAGGCTTCGATCTTGCTCATCAGGCGTTTGCGGTCAGGGTTTGAGGAATTGCGCGGCTTACCCCTTGTGTAGTCATTCCGGCCCCAGCCTTTTTCTCTGAAGTAGGCGATCAATTTACGCCGACCCAAGGCATCAAGGTCCGCAGACGATTCAACACCGCAAAGTTCTTGCAGCACCGACCGATATAGGTCATCGTCTAGGCCCAGGTCCTTTTTGGCCAGATGTATCATAGCTAGGTCCTTGCGTCTCTGTAGCTGATTTTCTTTCACGTGCCTTCCTCATTTTATATTCGCACTGCGCACATATTTTCTGGTCTTTCATGATCGGCGCACTCTTACACACCGGGCAAGAATGCCAACCTTCCAACTTCATGTGCTTGATCCAGCCCTTTTGCTGAGCCCGCGCTCTTCGAATGGCATCCTCTAATTCGTTCATTTGGTCGCAGCGATTACTTCTGGTTTCGTTTTCAGTGCAGCCCGCAGAATTTGGATAGCCTTCCCGACGTTCTTTCCGCCCCTAAGATTCGGGCTTTCAAGCGCCCATATGGCGGTAGAAATCGCTTGCTCTAAGCTGCGGTTTTCTTTTGCTACTTTCCGCAATTTTTCCAATAGAAAAAGTTCCCACGGGCTGGCAACTATGCCGGTTTCGTTATTCATACGATCTCCTTTCTGTTGATCAGAGCGCCTGTATCTAATACCCACCTGAAAAGATTTACCTTGGCCGGATTTGCCACCCCTTGAATGAGTTCGACGGTCAGGAGGCCATCACGCTTAGCCTGCAGGCACACTGCATTTAGTTTGCTCTTTGGCTGGCCTGTGATCCATGCAGCCCATTTGATGAGGAAAGCCTGTCCATTGCATCTTTCTTTTAAAACCTTCAAAATCTCATGGGAAGTCATAGGTGTTTACCGCCATGACGATACGGACGCGTTTCGTTGAAGTCCATCTTCTCTTTGATGGCTTGGTCAAGGTCGATGCCGTGGCGTTCGCAAAACTCAGCGATTCTGATTACGCAATCGGCAAGTTCTGAAGGAACCCCTTCAGGCTTGCCTGAAGGGCTTACCCATGCGAATGCTGGGTCCGCTGTCTCTCGAAAGGCTTCAAGCGCCTCGGAAAGCTCAGAGTGCATCAGGGCTATCAAGTCCCCAAATGACTGTTTAAGGGTATGCCAACCCTTCGATTTTGCGGTCTGAAAAGCCTTTTTCTGAAGGTCGCTAATCCTCATCACTCCATCCTTTCAGGCAACGGATCACCACGTAAACTCGTAGGGTAAGTCTGGTTGATGTCTGTCGTATCACCCCCGGCTACCGGGTTGCTGTGACGACATCCGGTGAGGACGCAGAGCAATAGCAGTAAGGCAATGATCTTTTTCATTGGCATCCTTTCTTCATTCTGAGGTCTTCTAAGGTGTCTGCAAGCACTTCTCTCCCGTGGGCGGTGATTTCATACGATCGCCCCTGATACTTGGTGTTGACCTGCCTAATCAGGCACCTATCGGCCAAGTGAGTTGGGTGAGCGCCCAACCGCCCACGGGAAAGCTCAGAGAGAATTGAAATCTTGGTAGAATGTAGTTTCACCGGTTATCTCCTTTCGGCTGCTCATCAGATCAGGACCGCCACGTCCAGATGACAGGGCACACAGCCCTGTTTCGCGCTAAATAGCTTCGAGTCTTACTTCAAATGGCTCAATGGCCAGCTCTTCTTTCTCTTTTACGATGGTGATGCCCTTGATGCCGGTGACGGCGGCCTGTTCTGCTAGGATCATATCCTTGCTGACCTCTTCCTTTGTTCTGACGAAGCGGCCAAGGCCTTTCTTTTTGAGCATCTCAATAATTCTCTCAGGCTTCGACAGGCGCACAGACGGCGGGCACTTACGCCATGAAATGGTTCCTGAAGGCAAGTTCACTGTCTTGGTTTTGCCGTTGTCCGTAAGTTCAACGCGGTTTACTTCGCAGTAAGCCTGAATGCCTTTCGTGAGGGCTTTGACCATGTCGTTCACCGGCTCGGCGTCTTCTTCATAACGCTGCTTGGTTCGGGTAACCACATCGTTCATCTCGTTTTCGATCTTGTTCCGCAGACGCTCCTGCCGACCGAGTTCGGCAATCTTCTCCACCAAGTCCTGACGATTGACGGGAATCTGCCTGTTTACCTGCACTTTTGTTTTGGACATATTTGTATCTCCTTTCAATTCTTTGCCCGGTAAGGCAATCGCAACACTTCCAGACCCAGGGGCGCATCTCGCCCCGATAAACCAGCGCCTTGGCATGGAGTCGTCTGATGAGGCAAACCCGCCTTTCCATCGTCCGGCCCCAGGGAAGGCACTGTATCAATCCAGGCATATCTTCTTCCAACGGCCAAAGGCCTGATGGAATCGCTCAATACTTCTGACCGCAAGGGCCGCCAGCAAATCAATCTCTTGATCCGAAACATACTGACGGCAAAACGCTTCACCAAGACGGCACACATCATCTGAGGCCTGTAGCAGGTAGCCGACAACTATATCGATACCGTCATCCATTCCAAGCGTGTGCTGGGCCACAAGCAGCCCATGGGAATACTCATGCAG